CAGTCAGAAAGGGTTCACTTGGTTAGAGTGCCCTTTAGATGAACCGTTAGGTTCACAGAGCTCGTTCTATAACGAGAGTGTGTTCATGTTTGACAGCAACTTCGCACAAAAGTGCAAAGTACCGGCTTACATCCCACACAGTCACAATCCTAGTCATGCTCACATAGCATAGCTCCATATCGCTTACGCGATAGAGAGCTACGCTTCTGAAAGCACCACCCAACGGACGAAAACTATAGACGGTAAGTCTAGTGGTTATTTGGTCCGCTGCCATCGGGTTATGGAATAAGAAGACGGTTCTGTATTTACCGAAGACTCTTGATAGGGTCTCACGGCTCATACATCGCCTCCTTCGTTCTCCCAACTACCAGCTGGTGGAAGTGCCTCTGTCCATCCATATTCTAGCCGTTCCCGATATGGAATCGGGTACTCAGTCTGACGGTCTGATCCACCACGCGTAATACGCATGATGGAGTCCTGCACATGATACCAATCATGTATCTCAGGCATCTCAATAGATGCCTTAAGCAGCCTTGTCGGAGTCTCCCATATGTGAAGCTTGCGATTCCATCGCATCTGCTTCTCATATTTGATAAGGGAGGTCCAAGAAGGACCGTTATATTCAGTCAAGCCCTGGCAGTCTGGGTTGTTGCTTAAAGGCAACACCTTCGCTGCTGTGCGAACTTGGGAATATATTGTTGCAGACAACTGCTCAAAGCCTTGTAATCTGGCTCTTTTAGCCAGGTCACAAAGCCCGACGCAGTTCGAGGCGGATCCAACATCTACCTTTCGGAGCCGGAGGGGTGTAATATCGGTGCCTCGATAGGCATCAACACCACAGGATTCTCGGAAGAATCCCTGTTTATAGGTCTTGCTCATGTTGACCTTAAGGCCAGCAGAAGTGAGACCGTACACAGCACCTTCGGTTAGTTCCACAGGGAACAAGATGTCGTCTCCAAAGACATACACATTAGCAGTACGGCTCACAGTTGAGCCATAAAGACATTGTATGCCAGCCTTAACCAAGCACCAGAACACGATTGCCTCTACTGGAAACGTTGTTGCGTTTCCCATTGGGGCGTACATGTTCAGGTCTATGACGCGATCATCGATCAGCTGTACTTTGTCAGCTCGAGTGCAACTAAGATATTGCCAAACATGCTCTCCAAAAAGGAGGCGCACGAGGCCCTTAGACACCCGATCGCTGGCATCTTTAAGATCGAGAGTACAATACTCACGATCCCTAGATGAGGACAATGCTAGCTTTCCATTTATCGTCTGATCACCGAAGTTAATAAAACCTCGGGTCAGACAGTTTTTGGTTACAGCATCCTCAAGCAGCTTACGTTGTCCTTGTTGTATCCATATTGCCTCAGTAGGGTGCACGCAAATTAAGCGTGGACCCCGTGAGTCCTTCGGGACTGCAACAAGCTTGGTGATAATTTCATCAAGGATGGGCCTTTTCTCAGTAACCGGTTCCGGGGCTTGATACCAATAACTAGGTAGCAAGTCAAAGTTCCGATAACGGGGATATAGCTCCATTAGACGACGAAACGATTGCGGGAAAGAAGATCGACTCACGGGATCTAGACGCGGAAAAACCGCGCCCGGGCCATGAGATGGATCTACTTCCTGCCAATTAATCGAATAAATGATTCGACTAACGATGGAACGCGCAATACGGAGGAGGGTTGAAGGATTCTCGCTAAAAGCGAGATCCCACTGCCCACAATCCGCATTGTTTTGTTCAAAACTAGCTTGCGCTGTTTTGATTTGATCATATGTTGGTTCTTGCTCGGCTTTATAGCAGAAAACAAGGATCTGATGCATAGCGCGCACATGAGCAGGATTGTCCGTTTGGACGATCGAGGCCCAGAGCGGCATTAACCACTCTGGAAACTCAGGCATCTTGATTTCATTCAAGTATGCCTGGGTTACCGCCTTCATACGCAAACCAGTTATTTTCTCGGAGATGCCTTGTGAGGCACTTTCGAGCTGGTTGCTTGAAGTCTCCGTGAGGAGACTCAAGACATGTGTATGGTGATTCCGGGGGGACGCAGTGATGCGAACCTTCGGAATTAAGACGGTCGGAGAATTGAGGAACCTTTTTACGAGTTCCCCATAATATTCCACCGAAACGGCGTCGGCTACTCTTTCGAGTCGCCACGCGCCATTATTCTGCTCTAGCCAACTAAGCATTTCCTTGTCTAGCTTAGGTGCTTCTATAAGCACCCAACTCTGCTCGATGTCTCCAGGGGGTACCAAAGGTATCCCTGTTTGACGAGAACAGTCAGCTAGCAGGCTATGAAACGTTATGGATATTAACTTATTCATGAACTATATAGTCTTACCTGTTTATGCTTACACCAATGAAGGTGTGTCGTTGTGATGCACTAACAAAAGGAACCTCACGGTTCCTTGCAGAGGTGTTGGAAATTAATCCAACATCGCGGGCGCCAAAGGGGGAGCGTATGAGCGGCTAAGAGGCCTCTCACCCTGCTCCAACCATCGGAACCCAAACGTAGCACCAATATACGAGCCATTAGAGTACGCCTTCGAGATACGCCCTTTCCAGAGCGGACCCCGACTGTAGAACTCAGTGGCAGTAATGTTGCTATATTCTTCAGGGATGGACCCTGGCTTCAGACTTCCGTATCTATACATAGTATTGGTACGTTGATATCTGCTCGGTAAGATTGAAAATCTTACTGTTCCTTGTTGATGAAAATTTCATCAGCAAGATCGAGCCCAGAGTCATCCTCCTGAATAATCTGCGCGATCCGCTCGACGGCCGCAAGGACGTCGGCGGATGTAACAAGTGCATCAGAAGGGACAGCAACTGTCAGGGAAGCGGTGACTGGGATAATACCCGAAGTCCCCGCGATATAACGATCAAGCCGAACATTGGAGCGTACACCCGGCAATTTAGTCGCCGAATCTACGTAATCCATATGTCGGATCGTGAGGATCTCAGGGAGATTAACCCCCCGAGACACCTCTCGCCTCTCGGAGCCGGCATCGCCGTTCTTCGATTGGTTAAACGTTAAGGAGCTCAACGTGAGCGTAGCGTTCATGTATGATGTGTGTTGTTTATACTAACATGCATTCAGATAAGAAGTCTACCCTAATCGGGCAAATGACTTATACGAACGCAACTTCGCCACCAATTGGTGGAGCAGGGCTGCACTATGCAGTGCCTGCCTTTTTCCGAAGTTACTATTTAAGCCGACCCAAGAGGGCCGGTCAATAGGTTCCCGTTGGTAATGTTTCAGTTCATTATGAACAGTAACATAGCCCTCCGAATCGCTGGTCCAACTATATACGTGATGTCTTTCAACATCAGCGGATATAGACCAGTTTTCCGAAGCACATATGCTTTGTACGATGTCAGAGCGACCGGTATAAACCTGGTCGATGGCGTCGACGACACTTGACAGATCAACAAACCAGTCCACTACAAATGAGTAGGGGATTCGTTCCCAAACGAATGATGCTGGTCCAGCACTGAGGTATCTCTCGGCTAAGTACTGGAGCTTACTAACTGCTCCATTAGAAAACTTAGTCCGATCGCGTATTCCAGTGACTGTAACAATACGAGTTGGAGGCGTAATAAGCCCAATGGGCCGAAGATGCCACCAAGTGTTCGTATCGTATGGTTGTCCGTAGCCTGATGTAGTAGGTGTGACGGTTAAAGTACCGCGGCATCTACTCCTAGTCTTAACGACTTTACCGACACTATCGTTGAATCGCTTCATATCCTCACTTAAGCGTGAGAAGTTGGAGCTTATCTTCTTTATATCGGATATCAGGGGTGCTACACCAAAGGACCAATACAACCAACCACCCGAGAGGAGGGCACCTGCTCGACTAGCACCAGAAGTCCGGGGGCTTTTGTTAAAGCCACCGAACAGTGCTTTGTCGATGAGATGCCCCAATTCCTTCAAACCAGTAATAAAACTGGGTGCTTCCACGATATTGGTGAGGTTATCTACCTCATTAATTGTGTGTAGCTTATGAAGGGCTTCACGGGCGAGTTGTTGACGGGACTTTGGATAGGTCACTAAAACCTCATTCATACGAATTTGGCCATAGGGACCCCAATTATACCAGTGTGGGTGAGGACCATCTGTCTCATAAAAATACGCTGTCAAAAGCGCATCTTCACGTGTATGCGTAGGATCAAAGATCCTATCACAAAACTGACGCTGATGATCTACTGGTTTATCGATAAATCCCTTAATGTCGGGATAATCGACGATAGTTTCAAACCCTTCCTGAAGCCGAAACGAGCTACCTGTACCTAAACCGGTATGGGTAGCCTGCAAGGCCCCACTCGAGCGTAAATAATCACGCCCAGTGAGAGGTCCGTAAGGGACCAGGTCTGAATCTAGCGTTCTAGTACGTGTTCTCATAATCAAACAGGCGGCACCAACGGGTGCC